CATTACCTGTAATAGACGCAGTTCCGAAAGTAAAGTCTACTGCCTTTGCTGTTACTGTAGCAGTAGCCGTGATAGATGCTACACCGCCAGTATCTTCATTCTCGCAATAGCCAGCATCCCAGTAACCAGCAGTTACGTATAGATCAGGCTGACTTAGGTCACCTTCACCATAGCCCTGAACCCAATAGTCGAAGTCGACATAATTTGTAGCCATTACAATCCACTAATCTGCTCTGACGTTAATGTCTGAACATCAGACGAAGTAATAGTATTAATTTGTACAGATTCTAAGACAGATACTTCAACCGTAGTTATCTCTTGCACCGTGTACTCAACCCATTGCTCTTGCGATTGCGACCACGACCAATTGCCAGCAGGTTTAGGATCACGAATAACCCAACCCGGTGGATACCACCACACTACCTCTTTGCCATCAGGACAAACTGGCTCATCAGGCACTTCAATCCATCCATCTGTGCCATCTGTCTCAGGCTTAGGTATAGAACCGTTTTTAGAATACATAAGTCACCTATTGGGTAAAAACATTTCCTTTTGCAAGGTTTTGACTTGCTGGAATAATTGATAAATTGTTTTCTACATGCAAACCACAAACATTCTTTCCTCGTAATGGAACAATATGGTCAACATGATGTTTTACAAAAGGGTTTATGTAATCCATAAATTTAGCCATCCCGTATATTGTTTTGATTTTTTCTTTATTAGCCCATTTAACTGTTCTGTTTACAATAATTTCCTCTCTTTGTCTTGCCCTTACTTTATACGGAGTAGGATTTTTGTAATACCTATTGCGATCATATTCTCTTGTTTTTTCTATGTTATTTAATCTTCGTTGTTTTGTTTTTGCGTTAATTTCATCTTTGTTTGCTTCATATCTCTCTTTTAAATATTTCTTAAAATATTGCTTACCTTTTTCTGTTTTGCTCCAATACAACATATAAGCATTATCTTTTTTTCTTTTCTCAATTTTTTTATTGTGCTCTAACTCAAGCACAACATTATTATCATTAAGTAAAGATAATTGCTCCATGTCATTGAACAGGAAAGGCTGCTGTTGGAACTGTGTATGTAGAGCCAGAATAACGTGCGTAACCGCGAGTGATGCGTAGATCGTCAATGTACCCTGCAAAGTACCCATCGCCTAATGATCTTGTGCCGACATAAGATGCTGTTTGTAAAATAGTATCGCTGTTTGTTGCTGTAGCTGCTGATGCACCATCAACATACATTGTAAATGTGCTACCACTTCTAACGATAGCTAAGTGATGCCAAGCGTTTAATGAATACGTAGAACTTGATGTCAAAAGTGTTGCACCTCTAAAATTGACATTAAATTTTTCATTGAATTCATCCCACAACAACTCAAAATTTCCGTCCGTTGAGCCACTTGTAAATTGGCTATAAATTAATTGATAACCTGATGTGCTTGTTGGGTAAATCCACATCTCTAATGTGAAGTCACCGGATCGCGGCAAACATGGATTAATTGTATAAAGATTATCGCCAGTACCGTCAAAATACATCGACGTAGTACCCCACTTCGCCTGTGTCGTGCTTACCTGTGCATCGCCTACAGTCTCTAATACATTCTTAGCAGTAGAGTCGAAGATGCCTGAGTTGGTGTAGTTAAGCAAAAGCTGTGTGTTGGCAATGTTTGTTGGTGGCGCAGTAGGAATTGCTCCTGATGCCGCAGTGCCTTTTAGTAACTGAAATCCAGACATGTAACCTAAATATAATCCACTATCAACAACGTATCTTCCAATTACTATTGTTGAATCTGTCAAATCATTTGTGAAAGATGTTGACCCAACAGAAACGCCATTTAAATATATAGTCAATGTTCCACTGCTTCTGACTACAGAAACAAAATTCCACGCATTAAGAGTAGCCGCAGTTGAGGAAGTTAATATTGTTGAACTTGTGTAAACAGATAAAAAATTAGATGAATTTAAAAGTAAAGTAAAACCTGTAGTGGTGTTATTAACTGTTCTTGTGTCAAACAAAGCAGGGTTACTAGCACTCGCATACATCCAAAATTGGTATGTAAAGTCTCCAGTGCCAACAGCTAGATTAGCTCCGCTTGTGTTTAAGTAGTCCCCAGTACCATCAAAATACCCACTACCACCTACTACGCTAGTGCTATATGCAGCAGTAGGAGCAAATGGGCTAAAGGCTTGGACGGATGGATTTCCATTAACTGTAATAGAAAATGCGTTAGTGCTGTTATCTAAGAATCGATTGCTTTGGCATGTAAGTAGAGAAGTATTTGTGATTGCTGTTAATGGCGATGTTGGGACTGTTAGTGTTGTAAGAGTTGGGTCATATACCGCAGTACCTTTAACAATTCTAAATCCAGAAAAATAAGCATTAGGATTGCTTCCTGAGTATGTTCCACTTACACCACCAATACCAACAGCATTATTTGACGCTTGAAAAAATGCACTTGTTGACGTTGCGTATCTAGTTCCATTGACAAAAATAGACCTGTTTGTACCATTAGAAACCACACAAACGTGCGCCCATGAGTTTGTAACACCAACAAGAGCATTTGTTGCAGTTATAACAGTTCCAGTTCCAAATTGATTTACTTCTAAATTATTGGTGCTAGAAGTTCCAACTATAAGAGCATAAGTAGAAGATGAACCAGTCAAAACAACTATTCTTTGACCTGTTGATATTGAATTAAAGTAAACCCATCCTTCAATTGTGTACGATCCACCTTCAATATTAAACGCAGCATTTGATGCAACTTCTAAATAATCACCACTACCATCAAAATAGTTAGACCACCCTGTCTGACTAAACGGCGTAAACGTACCCTGAGTCGTATTACCATTTCTAGTAATGCTAAAGTTGTTAGTGCTAGAGTCCAAGAACGTATTGTTCTGTGCTCCGTTAGTGCTGCTAGTGTTAAGCAGTAATGTAGTCAGGTTAAAGAACGCATCGACTGCTGTTGCTATCGTTGTTTTGGCAGCAACGAACATATTCATAATGCCACTCATGACACGTTTCCTGTAATAGCACAGACCGTTCCGCTAATGAACAACACCGTAGCAATACCGCGAGTAGCTAGAGTTACCGTAGCTTTATCAGCATCAGTACCAGCAATGTAAGCCGTGGTAATTGAGCAGGTAATCGTAATGTTGCCACTCGTATTGTTGAAGATAGAGATTGCGTCACCTTCAGCAAATGTCGCATCAGGAATCGTTATAGAGCCACTTGCGCCTACTTGTACATACTTACCTACATCACCCACAGCTAATGTGTAAGAGCTTGTCTTAGTGCCGACAGCAGGTAAATCACGGTAGCCAATAGGGTTAGTGCCATCAACAGTACAGTTGGTTAGTGTGCCTGATGCTGGAGTACCTAGAGCACCACCAGATTTCAGCATTTCTACCCATGCACTACTGTGTGCAAAGTACTTAGCAGCATCTGCATGCGAATGAACAATTGCACCGTGATAAGTCGCAGCACTTGGAAATGCAGCTTGGTTAGCGTAATAAAAAGGAATAACAGAACCTACTGATGGCGCAGTAATAGCACCGTCATCTGCAATTGTTACTAAAGAGTTTTGCAGTAACTTTCCTGTGGTTGAATCATAACGAGCAACAGCATTATCTGTAGATGATGCGCCGCCCTGCACCTTATCCGTATTAAGATTAGTGAAGTTTGAATCAACCTCAGCATAACTAAGAGCAGAACCTTTGCCAGTTCGCGTAACGATAGTAGACATAATTTACCCCTTACGCCAAAGTTACGGTTAGATTCGTAGCAGTTATCTTAAATATATCACCAGTAGATATAGTCTTACTTGTATCCAATGGTGAGTGATAGAGTAGATTACCTGCTGTTACCGCATCACGAATACCGATGTGAGTAATTGTTCCCCACGTATTTGTACATTGTGGAAACTCAATCGCAGAGCTATTAGACGTAGCACCACCAGACGGAGCACTAAACGTAATAGACTGACGAACATACGAGCCACCTGTGACCTCAGTACCAGTATCGGCATCGGTAGGATCGTTAGTGTACAAAGCTAAAAAAGTAGTAGTCGGCGCAGTGTAGGAAGTACCACGCAGAGTGCCGTTAATTAGCGCATTTTCAAGATAGTTGCTTATTTCTGCCATGATTTACCTCACTGACATTGACATTGGTTGACCACCGTATTCACCATTCTGGTCGGCAGTAGAAATTGCTGTAATGCTACGATCATACAAAGCAGCCCATGTCTGAAGTCGTGCATCATTCATCAAATATGGTTCAGCCTCTCCCAATGCCGCATACAGCAGAGCATCAGGATAATTACTTAAAAATACGTTAACAATATTAGTATCAGATAGATACTGTGGTTTCCCATAATATAACATTTGTATGCTGTAAACGCTATCAGGTATAGGAGCAAACTGAATCTCTGAAGCCAGAATCGTGTAGTTCAATGGCTTACCTGAATCAGTAGTCCTAGCTATTGCGTAAAATGAATTAGGTGAAAGGTAGGTAACTGAAGAAGCTGGAGTAGTACGTAGATGTACGTCACGCATCTCTAGGAAGTCCGTAGGCAAGCCGATAGTCTCCTCGCCTCCTGTGGTATCAGCACGAGCAACAATGAGCATCTGACGCGTTCTGATGTCTCTACGGAGCCGTTCCTCAGCCAGTTGGATAAAGTCCGGTATCTGTGCAGTCAGATCACTACGACCTAAGTAACTCGCTATCGTAGATTTTAACGAACTGTAATCCGTCATAACTATTTCCCTGAGTTGTGTCTGTCCACAGCACCATCTTCTACATCTTCCCATCGATACTCATACGTACCAATGTGACCAATATGCATAGACAGACTGTGATCTACATACGTCTGGAATCCACTATCTAAAGCCTTGATGCAGAAATGCACATCTTCGCCAATAATGCCCTTAGAACCCCAACCTACGTCATACCACGGTTTTTTAGTAGCCTCGAATACATCTTTATGAATCATTACTACGCCACCACCTACAGCCGTACAAGCCTCAATACCTTCTTTACCTTTAGAGTCTATTTTATGCCAAGCATGGCTAATAATCTTGCCATTTTCGTCTTTATCTAGCTCTAAATTCAATGCTGTAGGCAACGTAGGCTTGCGTCTAGTTACTGCATTAACTCCACATATCGGTACATTCCTGCTTAACAATATCTCTATCGTATCGCTAGGGAACCGCATATCTGAATCAATGAACAGAATATAGTCACACCCATCAGCTAAAGCAGCCTCAACTAGCTTTTCACGCTGATCGAATATCAACGTACCAGCCATTGTGTATAACTTTAAGCCGTTCTCACCTGTACCACACCGAAACTTACTATCTCGTCCTACCATCTTCGCAAAGTCAAACGCGAATCCTGTATGAACCTCGTCTCTAGCTGGAACGCATACACCTACTGTTATACCCATTAGACGTTACCCCTATAGACTTTCCATTGTGCATTATCGGAATCATTGAGCCACCGAGCAAAGGCAAGATCATCAACAATTACAAAACCCTTCATAATACCTTTCTTATTCAAGTCATCAATGACCGTAAAAGGTATTCGAGCTACGTGATGTAATTCTTTAAGATTTCCTTGTCTTGCCTTGTCTGTCTCTCTGATGTAGTTGTTACTATCTAATATCTCAGTAACATCCTGTTTAGTCTCGATGATAATTCCGCCATCACCGTCCGCATGTACAACCTGTTGTCTATATTCCATAAGTCCTCGTAAATGCCCCCAATCCGAAGATCAGGGGCAGTCTTATTACAGAGCCATGTTCAAGTCAGCAACGATACCGTGAGCGGCTTCGTTCTTAACTTCCAATGTGCACTCAACCAAAATCTGAGTCTTGTCAGCATCACCAGCTTTTGCAAGCTCGTTAGTCATGAAAGGACGCAGATAAGCGATTGCAGCGTACTCAGGATCAAGCACCAGAGCATCGCGTGTACGCATGAAACGGTTAGGAACAACGCTCATTGAACCGAAGTCGGACAAGTAAACGTCAGCAGCACCAACGATAGTTGCAGCACCAACAGCACCACCGCCACCAGCATTGACGTTATAACGGTAAGCTGACAGACCTGTGAAGCTAGATACTTTCTGTTTACCAGTAGCACCAACCATCAGAATCTTAGGAACGCCACCAGAAGTAAATACCTCAGCAACTACGTCTTTCAACAAAGCTTCGGTAAATGTACGAGTGTTACCGTCTGTACGAGTAGATACGCCGATAGTAGTTGGATCACTACCGTTAGTCTGGACTGACGAGTTAGTCTTGATCCATGACAGCAACGAACCCATCTTACGAGCAGTAGAGTTAGTTGTACCAGCCGAACGACCTTGATTAGCCAACAGGATAGTCTCTAGGTCACGCTTTAGCTCTTGTGAAGCCTTAGCCAATTGGTATGCCTTCTCAGACTTACGACCTGCTTTGTTAACTGTGTCCAGAGTGCCAGAGACTTTGATAGTCTTTTGCAGAATCTGTGTGTAGTTACCCAAGCGAGTTGTTGGTGTCAAAGTAGCATCAGAAGCGTCAGCACCTTCAACAGCAGCGTTATTTGTGGTAGCTGCTGCAAGGGAGTCGGTCTGCCACTCGTGGAAAACAGCCGTTGCCTTAGTCTTGCCAATAGAACTCATGAATGGAGTAGTAGTAGGCGAGATGTCGTAAATGATGTCGGTCAAATCTTCACGCTGACCGATTGCGTCATAAGCATTATAAATAGCCATGATTTAATCCTTTATAAAAATCGTTCAAATACACTAGCTGCATCGCGGACACTTCCGCTTGATCTAGCTCGTGCCTTAAGTTTCTTAATTTCTTCAGCATTACTATCTCTAGGTTTGCTTACGCCTGACTTAATCGCTTTAGGAGCCTCGTTCACCTTCTTAGTGATAGCTGGCTTACTAGCAACTAACTTGTCGTACTGCATCGCTTTATACAGAGTTAGTACAGCCCGACTATCATAGACAGCCGCTAATTCGTTATCAGAGAACCCAATCTGCTTACCAAAAGCGCGAATATCATTTCTGATAGCCTCACCCTTAGCAGGATCAGTAAACTCAGGGATAAAGCTAGACAATTTCTGCATTTCCTCAGCCACTACGGACTGCATCT